ACGTGTAGTCATCGCGTCAGTCGTCCATTTAGACCAGGCAATGTCGTGTAGTAGCTTAGTTGCAAGCTCGGCCTTGGCACACAGCTCGCCTTGAAGATACACGTCAATATCCTTACTTTTGCTCATGTTTTCCCTCCAATAGCTCCGGATTCTCATCTAGGCGTGATCTGATTGTCGTCCAATCTACATGGTATTTCTTGGCCAAACTGTTTATAGACTTTCCTTTGCTGTAATCTGCTGCAATATCAGCAATTGGAAGGATACGCCGCTTTTTTATTTTCAAGCCTTTTCGCTTATGGTTTGCTTCTGCAATCTTTTCCTTGTGTTCTTTAGAGAATTTTGCTCCAAGCATGTGATGAGATGTATGATACTTTCCCGCCATCACAGCAAGGTTGCTTAGCCGATCGTCCATCTTGTTTTCGTTCAAATGATGTACATACATTCCTTGTGGCAGCTTCTGGTTCAATTGCCATTCCATAAGTAATCGATGAACATGTACCTTTTCACGGTTCACGGTAACACCAGCATATTTTCCCCACTTAAAAACATGATGAATCGCTGGAGTTTTTATTTTTGATGCCCATATGATTGCCTGCGCAACGTCGCTTTCATCAATTAAAGCCCCACAATCATTGATAATTTTAATTGGTCGTTGAATTTTTATTGTCACCTAAACCGCCGTCCTCATAAATATTCCCGATGACCTCTAGAATTTTTCCAGATCCAATCGTTCCAAAATAATAATCACCAACACCAAAAGCAGCAGATCTAGGATCGTAGTTAACCTCCATTACTTTCCCATATTCGTTTTTCACGATGTCGCCTTCGTAGATTTCTCGCCCGTTCTTGTCGTGCAAGCCGGTGTACTGCATCAAATGGGCTTCTTCGTCAATTAGTTCAATGCCATTTTTGCCATCATCAGCAGTTACCCAAGTACGGCCATCAATATCCCATTCAATATTACTGACTGGATACATTTTGTGGTTGTGACTGCTATACGCTCTGAACTTAATCTCTCGTTTCATTTCTCCGCCTCCTATAAGATGTCTCTGTCTACCAGAAGCATTGTGGGTGCCTTAGCGTCCAAGTCTTCTTTAACCTCCTCGTAGGTGAGATTATCTCCGTCTTCCGTTTTTGCAGAAGCAATACGATACAGTGCTTCTTCACGGCTTAACTCATTAAACTTTTCGGGATCATCATTATCCCCATACATTTGACGGAATAAATCAAGGGCTTCCTTAGTGTTGTTAGCAACGATCAAGCTATGAAAAGGTTCTTCTGTTTCGTAATATTTCATTTTTCTTCCTCCACTTTCACGATTTCGCCTGTTTCCTCAACTATCCAAGCTTCCAGAACCCATGCAAGGGAAAAAACGTTTTGATGCATAGCTATCCACAGTTCTGAATGTTTGTAACCATTACTTGCAATCGTCAAGGCCACTAACAGGTCAAGATCCTTGTTATCTTTTATATATTCTCCCACCGCTTTCGGAATCACCGGCAGATCATCTGGCAAGGCGGCGTCATATTCAGCCATGAATAAATTTGCATCGCCACCGCTTCCCTGTGCATCAGCAAGCGCGTCAACAGCATCTACAACCACGTCCCGCTTCGTCTCATTGCTCATCGTCAGTCACCTCACTGTTCGCTGTACTCCCTGCAATTCGTTCAATGTCGGCTTCTGTTACACCAACGCCAAAGCATTCTTCTGTTTGAAAGTTATTTTGATTTTTGATAACCGGCTGTTTGAAATAAGCCAGCATTTCAGTATTTGAGATATACGATACCGCCGATAGATTTAGCAACTGCCCGCTGTCTAGCTTAATCAGCATCGTCAGTCACCTCTTCTTTCTCGCAGTCCTGTAAGCCGTATTGTTCGATCTCTGCTTCGGTGAACTCGCTGCGAAGTTTTTTATCCGAAATCGTCAGCAAATATGCTTCACTCGCCTTGAAATACCAAACATCTTTGGTATGTGGCACCTTGACGTTGTATTTCTTCTCATTTGCCACGGTGTAGCCGTTGACATAAGCATTCATCAGTAGGCTTTCCTCGCCATTATTAGTACGGGAAGAAATATAGGTTGCTGGGATGTCACTTACACGCGCTTTTTCAACGATTTCGGCTTGTTCCTTGGTCAGGACTACCTTTTCAGGCTCCTGAATGAACGTAACAACGTGGCCGTGGTATTTAAATGCTGCCCTGCAAGCTAAATCGTTGCTTGACGTAAGAGGACGAGATGCTAATTCAAATCTGTTAAACCTTAAATTGTCCTCAAAGTCCCAGTATTCCCCTTTGCCGTTCTTTACCGCGTACAGTTTTTCTTCGCTCATTTTTCGTCCTCTCTCCCGTAAATATTCTTAACAAGTGCCACAGCTTTCAGATTGGCATATTCGTTTACGTTACCGTCCACATAATCGCCCATAGAAAGCAGATTTTCTGCACGTTTTAGCGCTTCTTCGTAATTCATCTTTTTTTGCTTTGGTTCTACGGGTACAAGCTTGTAGTCCACATCTTCGTACATGACGCCTACAACCTTGCCAGTCTTTTTGCTGATGTAGATGTCATCGAATGTGTCGTCTCCTGTTTTCATCGTTTTCTCTTCTTTCCTAGTGGATAACGTCTTATGTCGCTACGGAATGCTTGCCTGACAATGTTCAGGTCTGCTATCCAAACCTCATAAAGTGGTTCGCTAAAACCGTTTATCGCGCCAATATATCTGGTTATGATTCCGAAGTCATATTTGCCGTGCTTGGCGAACATTTCTCCGGGCGTTTTTACATACACCGGTATGAATTTGCTTGGTTCATGATGTCTGTCAGTTTCTACTTCTGTTTTCATTGGTCGGCCTCCTCAATTTGAACGATTGCTTTGAATATCGGCAGTATTTGCTGTGGCACTACCGCATTTCCTAATGCTTTTATTCTGTCCAACCGATTGGGTACCCCATCAGCCACTCGACCCACGCTGGGTTCAGGCTGCCACTTTGCTGGTGTGCCACCTGTTGTGCTAAATTGCCGTTTGCTTTGCCTGTTCGCAATGTTTCCGAACTCATCGTGCCCGCTCGTTTGCCATCGCTTGCCACCGGCGTCAGCCAAAACTTCACTGCCGTTGCAAGTCCATCGCCGCTGGTCTTGGTCAGTCCCTTGCGATTGTAATTGCCCTTTACGGTTACTGTGGGCCACAATGAATGTTCGAAGCCGCTGGTGCGGGGCGTTGACGGCACAAGCTGGTAATACAAATGCCCGTGTTTGGTAACCGAGATCTTCCAAGTTAGATAGCGTGCGGTCGAGTTCCATGTTTGCGAAGTTAGCAACATTCTCTCCAACAACCCAAGTTGGCCAGATTTGCTTGATAATTCTAAACATCTCCGGCCAGAGGTCGCGGTCATCTTCCGTGCCTTTTCGCTTCCCGGCAATACTGAAAGGTTGGCAAGGAAATCCTCCGGAAACAATGTCAATTGAGTCAGGGCTGATCCCTGCATTTGTGAGTTCTTCTCTATCAAGCTTTGTCACGTCCTTAAAAAGTGGCACATCTGGCCAGTGTTTCTGTAAAATCGCGCGCGGGTAGTCTGCGTACTCACACAAACCGGCCACTTCAATGCCAGCCATTTGTTCAGCCAATGCGATGCCACCGATTCCTGCAAACAACTCTAGCGATCTCATTAATTGGCCTCCTACTGTGCGCTGACTGACTTCACAGCCTGATCTGAATAGTCCTTGATGCTCTGTGCGTCTTTGATGGCCTGTGATAAGTCATTGTTTGCCTGTTTGGCGGCTTCTAACTGTGATGTAAGGTCATTGATGGTCTGCTGCTTAGCATCGACCTCAGCCTGTTTCTGGGCAACCGCTCGCTGGCCTTCAACGATCTTTTGCTGAATCTGGGCATCTTTGCTTGCCATTCCGCTATCGTATTGCTGTTTTAGGGCATCATACTGTGCCTGCGCGTCAGACAACTGATGTTGCAAATCTGACAAGCTAGACTGTGAAGCGTTGATCTTAGCTGTCAGCTTGTCGATATTGTTCTTGGTTTCCACGATGTTCTGGTGACCTTGCCAAACATTGTCGGCAATGGCGGTTGCACCAGCACCAAACATAAGTCCTGCTAAAACAGTTACTGTAAATGTCAATTTTTTATTCATGATTTTCTCTCCTTAGTTTTTAAAGTTGTTCTTCCGTGAATAGCCCTGTGTGATAGTCATATCTAGCAATCGTGACCGGTATCTTGTACCTGATCATGAACAGCAGCATTCGAAGCCTAGCATCGGTGGTCAATGTAGCGTCTCCGCCTTTAACATCAACAACCTTTGTCAATTCGTCACCGTCATAAAAGCAGTAGTCGGGTGTGTATACGCGTGCTGAATAACGTTTTCCATTGATCTTGAATGCCGACAAAATCTCAAACGATTCTTGAATCGTTACCTTCTGAGGCTTGTTGCGTATCAGCATGTAATAGGCGCCCTCTGCTTTGCTTGCAAATCGAATGCCATCAATTACGACTGGTTGTGCGTTGTATTTGCCTCTGCGTTTTTTGCGAATAGCCATGGCTATCGGCTCACGATCTCTTCATGCCCATTGTTGCGGCGCGGTAACTTGATCTCAAACTCACTTGCCACTCGCTTCACGAACGTTGTTGACTTTCCAATCCGTTTTGCAACGTCAGTCAGTGTGTCGCATTGTGAGGCTGCTTCTGAAATTCTGCGCGCGTATTTGGCACGGGCTTCTTTTCGCTTTTTTGAAATCTTTTTAAGGCCGTTGTTGACTGAAGTCTTCAAAATGTCGCTGTCATCAACACCGGCTACCGCACGTTTCTCGACAATCGCGCGTTTGGATACAACAATCAGGTTATTGAACTCTTGCTTCTCCATTTTTGAGAATGCTTCGCTTTCAGAAATGCCTACCATTGCTGAATTTTCGTAGCGCTTAAGTAATCCAGCCTTGAAGTCGCGCCACACTTTGTCTCCCTGTTTGTATAAACGCACTGTTACTTGTGTCATGCTTTTCCCCCCTGCTTAAAATGGCAAATCATCATCTTGGATGTCTATCGGCTGGCCATTATTAGCAAAAGGATCCGTGGCATTCGCTCGCGAAGCATTTGGAGTCGTTTGACTCGCGTTTGTGGTCGCTGTTGCTGATGCATTGGCCGTTTGCTGTGATTTAGGGCTGTTCTGAGACGCCTGTCGTGACTCAAGCAAAGCAAAATTCTCAACGATTACCTCGGTCACGAACACTTTCTGCCCTTGCGCGTTATCGTACGTACGCGTTTGGATATGACCTTCCACACCAACCAAGGAGCCTTTTTTGGTGAAATTTGCAAAGTTATCAGCCGACTTGCGCCAGATCTGGCAATTTACGAAATCAGTTTCTCGTTCTCCGTTTTTGCTCTTGAATTTGCGATCAACTGCCAGTGTGAATGATCCTACCGCCGTGCCGCTTTGTGTGTAGCGCAAATCAACATCTCTTGTCAGTCTGCCTGTTAGTGAGACACTGTTTAGCAATATGCTTACCTCCTAATTCTTTTCGCCGAGTTTATTGAGCTGTTCAAGTTGTTCAGCCAGCTTGGCACGCTGTTCGGACGTCACTTCATGCTTTGGTTCCTGATATCCAGGCTTTAACCAATCAGGTTCTTTATCAACGCGCTCTGCCTTGCCGTAACGCTGTGGACCCGTGTAGTTAGCCCTAGCCGTTTCTTCGTGTTTTTTTGATTCTGCTTCGGCTTGCTCAACAGTCTTAATCTTTCGCTCTGTATAGCCGTCAAATACTTTCGCTAAATATCGATCAGCGCCTTTTGCTTTGACATCTTTACGGGCTGCATACTTAATGACCCAGCAAACCAAATCATCGCCAAAATTACTGATCCACTCTTCCAGATCTTGAGTAGCAATGGCATTGGGGAATCCCCAAACGTTTTGCCAGAGCAAACGCGCATTCTCGTGTACACGAACGTCCGCCTGACTGTCTGTTTTATTTTTATTTACTTTACTTTCCTTTACTTTACTTTGTGCATTAATGTCATCATTAACCCCATTTGAGCTGGAGTTATTGTCTGCATTAATCCAATACAATGTTGGTTTTTGCGATTTTCGTCTTTTGGTGGCATCAGTGAACGTTTCTTGGATGCGCTGACTGGTCAAAACGTTGTCCGACAGGAACAGGTCTTTATTGAAAGTCCCATACTCAGTCAGACGTTTGACCACTAGCCCCACCAACTCACCAGTCGCACCACTGACACGATTGACAAGCTGGTTTTTAGCTAGCTCGGTCCACTCGAGGTAATAGCCTTTGCGGTAGATCGCCGCGAGCAGATAAATGAAAATCAAAACACCCTTTGGTCCAAATTCACCGGTAATTGCCTCTGTCTTTTCGTTCGTTGCAAAATCAACATCGAATGGAAAGTAATCAAGTCCTTCTTTTACTGGTCTTGCCAAGCGATCATCTCCTATTCAATAAGATCGTAAAGACTAATGATCTGTTGGAGATGCTTGGTAGCACGACAGTATTCGCAGTGCTCACATCGATGGGGTTTTTCCTGTCCATTTTTAACTGCTTCAATCCGTGGCTGAAGTTCCTTCACCCTTTCCAACCAATAATCGAGCAAGTCTTGCGGAATTGAGACAGCAGCCTTATCAGGTGTATCTTGCTTCGAAACTGCGATAATTACCGGCACCGCCTGCACCCCGTACTGCTGTCGGACTAGCTCTTGGTAAACGGCCATCTGGAGCGAATAGTTATAAGCTTCAATAAATGAGCCGTAACGCCGTTCATCAGGCAAATAGAAGCGCTTATTGATGTCCATGGTCGTCTTTAGATCGGCAAAGTATTTGTGATTTGTTGGAAGACAATCAAGTTTGCCTTTCCACATCACACCACCAATCTCACCACGTACAATGACTTCCTTCTTTCCCTGATAGAACTCTTTGAACATCGGGTCCGTTCGGAGCGTTTTAATCATGGCATCAGCCATTTGGTATTCCTTCTTAAGCTGGCCTTTTGTGGCACCACGTGTTGAGATGATCTCTGGATGCTGTGCTTTGAATTTTCTGTGAGCATAACGGCTTTGAAAGTAGCTATGAAGATAGTTACCGACAAGTAAGGCCGTTGGGTCTCGCTTAGGTTTCCATTC